TTCTTGGAGGTGTAGCTGAATGTGCCAAACCGTTTCCAGCTTCTTGCGCTCCTGAATTTAGGGCTACCATCCGCACGCAATGCATCGGGCAAGGGTATAGTTAAAACCTTAGCGTTTACAGGGCGAATTACTCCACCGTATTCCAGCGGTCGGGCATAGCTGGCTCCCCTGTATATCCCCTCTAGGTTATGTAGCTTACTGCCCCGAATCTTAGTGCCCTGTATTAAGGTCTTAGCCAAGTTGCCCGTGACACGGGATAGTTTAGTTTTATTTAAAGATTCCGCTACAACGTCGTCCATAAAGTTAAGCATCGCAGCTCTCATTTGAGGTACGATGCGTTTCTCCATGGCAATGAGGCGGTTCTTAACTAAAGGCTTAAATGCCCTACGTGCCGACTGAGGTATTTTGAAACTGAATATGGGTGTTTTGGTTGAGGCCACTAGTACCTCCCGACGAGCTGCCTTCTACGGGCGTTTAGCAAGGCTCGAACTTGCGGTATCAGACCCATAACGGCTGCTGTAGACATTCTTACATTAGCTCCGCCCGAACCCTTCTTGTCGATTGTACCACCGTCTTGGTTTATAACACGCTCCAATAAGAACGCTGACTGCAAGGCACATGCTTCCTTTATGTCCTCAGGTACGGCTACTGTAAGGTTATCGTCCGTTGATATAGCATACCCAGCCGTGTAGACCGCCTTAATGCTCCTTCCGTGCTGTCGGGTATCAAAAAACAAAGAAAGCTTACCAGTGGTGCTGTCTAGCGCATATTTGGTGGTCTCTAATGCAGTAACTGCGTCCCAGTCATCAGGGAACCCGTAATACACCTTAAAAATAGGCGCAGGGCTTGTAGCGATGTTACTACGCTTAAGGTATATATTAACAGGTGCGTGTGCATCAGGTGTAGGTATGTACTCGGTAACAACGCCCAAAGCGAAGCTGTCTTCCCTACAGTAATTTTGTATTGCTACGGAGGCGTTAGGTATTATCCTATCGGATAGAATCTTGTCATGCCCCGTAAAGGTAGCACCCACCCGTAGGTAAGATAGAACGTCGGCTACTTCACAGAATTTATATGCAGTCATTGGTATCCCCTAGAGGTTAAGTGGAAAGCAACAGTCGCATGTCTGTCACTCCCCACTTGAACTTTACGCAGATGCTTTGCTGCGTTTACGTATTGCCGACTTCTTAGGTTTGCTATCCGTTAGCTTTGCAGACGTTTGCACGGCACTCGCCTGTTTAGCTTCACGATTAATTAGAAAGCGTGGTTTAGAGAATCCCTCACCTTCGCTGTCATAGATAACATCGGCTAACTCTTCCAGTTCAGAGGCTAAATCCTCAGTCACTGTTATCACTTCGTTGCGTCTAAAGGGAGTACCTTTAAAACTGTAATACGAACCTCTAATAAGAGTTGCCGTTGTTATCTTTTTGCTTCTACTAGCCATAAGTGAAATCCTTGTTTGAGTTTTAATGATAAATGTATGTGACTACGCCTACCTTACCCAAACGGGAATTGTTGTTATGCCCCGATACCAGTAGCTTTAACTACCATATCTTCTTCTTCAAATGCATTAGCAATACGCATAGTAAGAACAATGATAATCGCACGCTCACGAATGTCTTTATCAAATTCCATTTTAACGTTACGTTGCACGCCCCAGATTAAGTTCTTAGGGTTCATTAGCACCGCTTGTGCATTAGGCATTTGTGAAGCACCTTTTACACCCACACCCAACATTTGTACAGGAGCGTTTCCTTGCAAAGTAGCATCACCTAGCGCAGTCTGACGTTGCCCGATTTGAGCACGTAAGTTAATCTCACGCATAGTTGACGTGTAGAAGCGCATTTGGTCTAGGAATCTGTGGTAACGAACTGGAAGACCCGTAAGCATGTTCTCGAACAAGTTAGGCCCTATAGCTGCACCACCATGGTTCACTAGGTTTGATGTAGTCGAAGCAAGTATACCATTTTGCAATGCTAGGAATGCATCAGCAGAACCTGTATCACCCAAAATTAGTTTCTCTTCTAGATCACGAGCAGCAGCTTCAGCGATCATAGTAAGAACTGTATCTTGGAAGTTGTCACCTTCGATGTTATCTTCCAATACCTCATAAGGGATATTGATTTCAGCAATAACTTCATCAGTGTTAAGTGTGATTTTAGATAGTGCAGGTGTAGTACGATCTGCAATAGCTAGAGCACGAGTACCTTCTTCACCAGAACGCGGGGAAGAGATAGTACCTTGGTTAGCAACTTTAAGTACGCGGTTAGCGAAACCTATCTTGTTAATCTCTTTAGACGGACGAGCCATTGGCACGAAACGTACATCTTTAAGGATTGTAGGTGCGTCGATAATTTTACGGAAAAAAGTATCGTTCTGCTCAACGTTAAGTAAGCCACCGCTGCTAAGATCGCTCAGCGCAACGTCGGTCTTTCTTATGATTTCTTTAAAAGATGGTGTAGACATAACATTCTCCTTGGTTTTTGTAATTAGTTTAATTTAACTTAAGTTAGTAAAGCCCTTGATTTAGTACCTTAGTGAGTAGTAGTACCGCTTCCATACGCTATGCCGAGTTCGTCATCACGTAGTCGTTTCTTATATGCAGCGATCTCCACCGCTTTGTCGTCAGCGCGTTTAATCTCAACGGCACTAAGTACATCGTCAACAGCTTCCACATCTGCCGCTTTTTTAGTAGGCGATTTCTTACTGTAAGTTTCCACCTCAGAAGCAGCTTTCTCGGCAACTTCTAAAGACTTGGTTGCAGTTTCGCCTACGCCATCAATTTTGGCAGTAAGATTAGCAACTGTGTCGTTAAGTGCGTTTAGGGTCTTAAGCATAATCGCATTAACTTCATCAGCTTTTACATCGACAGATTTAGTCTCAACCACCGACTTGTTAGTATCAATAAACTTCTGTGTGCTGTCCACGAAAGTTTGCTGATTAGCAGACTTCTCTTCCAACTCAAGAGTTTTATTAAATACTTCGAACACATTGTATACTACATCAGCAAATTCAGTGCCAATAGTACCCAATAGTGTTTTCTTCTCGCTGTTATCCGTGTCACCACTCAATGTGTTAGACACAGCTACATACATACTAGACATAACCTCTTCAAACCCCGGAGGAACACCGTCTTTCATACCGTCTTTCATAACACCTTCCAACGAATCCTCGCCAGACATGTACGCACCCCAGTAGTCAAACTTGCATACTTTCTCAGCAGCTTTAGTTTCAACGTCAGCGTCCTCTGCTGCGTCTTCTGCTGATTCTACCGCTTCTACTTCTTCTTCCTCAGATGATTTCTCAACTTCGGCAACTTCCGCAGCTTTATCGTCATCGTCTTCTTCGATGTCAGCGTCCTCGGCAGCTTTAGTAGTAGCTTCGCCTACGAAACCCTTAATACCCTCGGCTACTTTAACTTCACGGATTGATTTGAACTCTTTATCCGTAACGTCTTCATTAGACACTTCGAAGTGAGTAGATTTATCTACTATAGTAAATCCCTCCCAATTCTCATTTTCTAAGTACTTAGACACTGAGTCTTCAGTAGCATATTGTTCTTTAGCAAAAGTAAGCTTGCGTACACCTGCAAGCCTCTCGCCCTTACGGACAAGTCTCAAGCGTTTTTTGGTCTTAAGTTTTTTAGGCATGGTTTTCTCTCCTTTTAATGATTTAAGCACCGCAAATGGTGTTTGATTAGCCCCGTGGTCAACGATAGAAACGAAGCGAGGCTGACCGTTCTTGAGGTAATCAACTTGCTTCTCTACTAACTTGCTTTTCTGTTTCATGGTAAAAAATACCTGTGTTTATGTTTGACGGAAGATTCAGTAGCAGTTCCCATACCTATTTCATGCTTATGGCCGTCATCTTCAGATGTATATCCTTTAACAACTGTACCTTCATCATTAACTTGTACATAAAAAATATGGTCATGTCCATCATTTTCTTCAGTGATACCAAAAACATGATTCTCGATTTGCATCTTTATGATTTCGGAATGCTTCTCCACCATCACTTCCATGGAGTACCCGTTATACTTTCCACTCTTTATTTCTTCCCACAGTTCATCGTCGAAAATCTTCGTAGCAACAACCCAAGACCCCGGAGTGAATTCTGCGTCACCGTCCCGTGCTATAAAGGATTCCACCGCACTCGCTAGAGCAGGTTTGTTGTTATGCATGATGTCAATACTGTCGGTTTTCTTTTCTATTAGAAAGCGGTGAGCCATTTTCTCAACCTCTTCAGCGTTCATGGTATGTCCATGTGCGTCGATAATCTCAGGAGCGTATACTTCCCCGTAAACTATTTTCTTTTCGCTGTTAACTTTCTTTATATTTACCGATGCCGTGATTCCGGCTTCGCGTTTCTTCACAGAAAAAGCTAATGCTGCCACGTCTTCAGGACGGGTAGCCACTCCTTTGCTAACGATGTCATTTAGTGATGCCATATACTATCCTTTTGCTGCAAACGTTTGCACGCTCTCGGTAATCATGTCGCGTAACTCTTCAGCCATATTAGCCATTTCCTTCTGCACGAAAGATTTTACCTCATCTTCTGATAAATTACCAGAGTCTTTTGAAGGTTTTTTATTTTCGTCCTTAGTTTTGTCCGCGACCTCCTCTACAAATTTAGAGAAACCCTTTATCGTATTACCGCTACGCACCAATGAGGTAGTGATGTCGAAAGGTATATCGCCCCACTCTTCATCAATAGTTTGTAGGTCTATATCTAGTATTTGGTTCGCCACCTTAACTACGATGTTTGGAGTCAATGCTCCCTCTTTACCTAATGCACCCAAAATCTTGGCAATACTATCAGGGTCAGACAACGGAGCACCCATAGACTTATAACGCCAGAACACAGGCTTATAGTTATTCAGTATCTTTGAATTAACCAGCATATCGAAGCGCATACGCTCTGGTCCGAATATCTGGTCTTCCGCTGTCTGCATAGAGGCAAATGCGCTAGCCCGAGTGTAATCCTCCGCTCGTCCTATAAAGATAGGAGGGAGCCTAAAGGCACTACGCACTTTACCTGCATTCTTTTCGTCATATTCTTGGAATAGACCTTCTTGCTGTCTTTCCGAAATCATAGGTTTCATGTCGATCTTAGGCGCAGGTTGTGAGTGGTCTATAGAGCCAGCACTGTCATCGGCTGCTGCTTCTATCACCATTACCCTATGCATGGACTTCTGGCCTTTAACCGCAGTTATGTATTCATGTATCTTATCAAACGATTCTTGAGTCAATGAACCCCCAGATACTAGTACAGCCAAAGCTGGTATAGCATTATCCCTGAAGAAGTTAAGGTTTACTATCTCTGCTTCTTTAGAACCTAGTATAGAAGGTAATTGTCCTATCCATCTTGGTAGGCCGTATACATGCCCCGGCACGTACTGAGCATCAGTATATATTTCTGTAGCCTGATCTTCCACGTTTAAAGTATCGTTCACCTTACCCGTAGTTGGGTCAATCTTACGTGGGTCACCGAATTCTTTGAAGAAAGTCTTGGTACGCCCCGATTGGTCAACCTGCACATACCTACGGAATGTCCGCTGGATAGTTTCTTTGGCTGAGTTGCCAGTATCAGGGTCAGTGTACTCCACTTCTACGTCAACGGCCTCTGGGTCTTTCTTAGTCATACGTAAAGTAGAGGCTGGTACGTAGTCAAATAACGTAACCCTACCCTTCTGGTCTCTGGCTACTTCGAAGCAACGCATTCCCAGAACTTCGTAATCTATGCGGGATAGTTCCCTAGTTTCTATTAATGAATGTCTGCACGATAATCTGCTCAATACAGATTCCATTATCATCTTTTCTTTTTTGGCAGCTTTGTCCTTCTGCTTTCCTGCTGGCCCTATGTATTCCCACACATTACCATACGACTCAATATTCACTTTATAAGCTTCCGCGCACTGGCGAATTATACTGCTTTCTAAGTATATTGTTATTAAATCTTTGAAGGGGAACATCGGCTCAAGAATGGCGAACTTGGATACACCGCTGTATAATGAAGCGAAAGGGTCGGTTAACTGCTTACTGTTCTGTGCCTTAGTCAGCAGTGTCATATAGTCGGATGAATAGTCAACGACCTGCTTAGATACTAACCTTATTTGCGAACTCTTCGCTACACTCGCTGATTCCTTAACAACTGCCCCAGTTCTTCTTCTACGTATAGCCATGCTATCCCACCCTTAAATTTATGCAAACGTTTGCAACGCTGGGGTTATAATAGCACTAGGAACTGGGTATAGTCAATTAGTTTTATACTTACGCTCAATATGCAGTAACTGTGAACGCAGTTTCATCATGGTAACTTCGCTGTATTTACCTATAGTTATGCCAACAAATAATTCGTGTATAAGGTGTATCATCTTCTTTTGGTCGGCCTTGCGCGTCCTACGTTCGAGTTCGTCCTTAGGTATAGCCTCTTCCATGGCCTCGGCAAATATTTCTTTCTCATAGTCGGATAAGTATAATACATTATGGATGTTTTCGGAAAAAGTAAGAGGAACGTCGGTACGTAATCTTTCGATATTACATAAGTACGATGGGGTAATACCCAGAGTTCGTGCTACGTCCGCCATGTTTAGTTTTCTGGCCGTACGAATCTCTTTCATAATAGTACGTAGTTTAGTTACCTTTGTCATTTTTTACCCCGCTTTCTTAATTTAAGTGGTTTGATCTTTCCTTCAGCAATGCATATTTGACGGTTAGCCTCTATTGATTTTTTGGCATCTATCCGGCCTTGCTTCTTATTCGCTATGGCCCTAGCTAGGTCTTTATCATTATGTGTAAAGAATCTTTCCCTGCCCGTGGCTATAACCCCTAAGGAATCGGCATCTTTATCCCCGCTATCGCTCAACTCATGCAGATGGTACAAAATATCCCAGTCAGCAGCGGAGTTCAATCGTACATCTACCCCAGTCGCCAAATTTATCTGGTACCTAGGTATCACCGCAGGTATAATATCGTGATGCCTCAGGTAGGCTACATTGGCGTGCATCCATCTTTGTATTTTATCGTAAGCGAAATCACCTAGTATGTGCATACCCGGAATATGGTAGTAACCAACGGAGGCCATTTTGTATGTGTCGGCTATTAGTCTAGGGGAACGCCCCATAAGAGGTAGCTCTTGTTGTAAATCCAGATATTTGCAGAAACTTAATATTTTTACTGCACAAGTTCTAAGGGATTTCTGCCTAGGGCTAAATTCTTCTTTTCCTTTTTCGCAGTATTTCTTTGCTAGTTTTTTGTTTGATTTCAGTATCGCCAGAAACCTCTCCTCGTTCTGTCTCAATAGCACAGAAGTATTTGGACGGTAACCATGAGGATAAAGATCGGGCTTTTTCTCCACGCTTTCTGATTTGGCTCCCTTCAGTGAAGCAGCTTTTTTCAATTTCGTCCTTACGCGCAATGCTGGGCGGTCGGGGGCATCCGTTTTTTTGCTTGGTTTTTTTCTTAAACGAATCTTTGAAGTTGATGGGGTGGTCATTGTCGCTCCTGTCATTAATTAGATGGTGGAATACTTTCCCTTCCTTTACTCTCCTACTGCCTGTCAGTACGAATACCTCATCGGTGTATACGCAGTAATATTTATCAATAACTTCGTCTAGGAAATAAGGAGTCCAGCAACTGTACGACGATTTGTCGAAGCTACGGTCTACCCATGGGTCGTAGGAAGAGCAGGGCTTTATTTTTACAATTTTATCAGTGATGTTCTTCGCTACAAAGCTGCGTTTAGTATTTGGGGCGAACCCGTACAAAGCACCCCGTTTGTTAGTGAGGCTTTTTTCGTTAAGTAGCCCCTCATAAGTTAAGGCCATGAACCATTCGTCTATTACACAGCGATGAACATCCAGACGTTCCGCTAATTCATACTTTGTGACAAAGTTGGTAGGGTATTCCTGCACGAACCATGCGTAGAACGTGTACACCGCACTCTCGTCCATGCCGTGCCCGTACTTGCCATGTGCATGATCTTTAGTGTCAGCAGGTAGCCACGGGGTAGGCGTTAATTTTAATGTTAGATGTTGTTTCTTTATTCGTAGCATAAATGCACCCGTAAATTATGTATGAATGCTTAGTATAGTTATAACCGTTTTTTTGTCAAGTTTATTTGCGCTTTATGGTACGTCGATGTGAAGCCTTCCTAGTAACTCCGGGGCGAGCGTAATACCCGACATCTGAGCCACGTTCTCTTTCATGTCGGCTAATACTATCCGCTATGTTCTTATCACCTATAAGTTTGAGTGGACTCTCATCATCGTGGTTATATTCCATACCATCCCAAGACGAACGCCTAGTCATAAGAAATGCCACTACCCCGCAAACTGCATCCGCGCAATCCTTTGAATTATGCACAAAAGGCCCTGCGGCTAACTGGAAATTTTCATTACCCGGTACTGTTATATCATAGACAGGCACAGGGCTATCCAACTTAATGTGGGTGACTGACACAACTCTCATACTATGCTCTCTTTAAATTTAATAGCTTCCTCTTCCGTTAGGAAATAACCTAATGTCTTATTTTTAATTATTAAACGCCATCTACTCCTAGAAGCGTACCAAGTTACCCCCGTAATACTAGATTGTTTACTAGCAACACGGGGCTGGCTATTAAAGTTTATTATAGGAAAATCTAAGGGTAACTCCCCCATCCTGTCTGGGTGGTATAAGCAAGCGAACCTCCCCCTGGTATGATAAGATACCCTGTCGTACACTAATCGAGCTAACTCTATGGTACTGTAGGTACCGTACCGTATTTTAGCCAATCTTACTTCGTACTTTCCGTGCCGTTTACGTATACCTGATAACGAATTATACTGTCGAGCAGTGTTCCATGAGTTCTCCTGCTCGGTGACTGCCCTTAGATTATCCCTAGTATTATTAAGCCGATTCCTATCTATATGGTCTACGAAAGGGGTAGACGGAGTATATATACCCATACGGTCAGCTATTACTTTCGCCATATTTATATTAACATTCCTATTTTTATTCCCCCTAGAACACCCTTTTCTATGAAAAGTAGTAGTGGCATACCCGCACGAATTATTATACCATTTAAACTTAGATACCTCGGCATAATCTATGTCATCAACTAAGGCATACGCCAACCCCGCACCACATAATTTTAATCTACGCATAAGTACCTCCTGCCTACCAGTATGTACCACCGCTCTACACTTGTAAAGACATAAGTTCATCATCTTCTGTCAGATACTGCGCCTGCTTATAATTACCGTCTACAAGAAGGAACCTATGGTCCGGCGTACATCGTATGATGCGGCCATTATCTAACTCTATATCAACTAAATCGGAGGTATACTTTGCTAGGTGTGCATTTAATGCCGTAGCTAACTCAAACTCTTTTGTTGTGTGATTATAGCTGGGTACTATAGCGGGGGGTCGGCCTACCAAATCCTCTATAGCTACACAAGTGTTTCCCTCCACCACTAGCTCTGTCCCCGCAACAAAACAAGAGTTAGGGCGATGGTCTACCTTGATTTTATTATTTTTAGTAGTCTGCTCAAGCTCGGCTAATTCCTTAGCTACGATAGTATTTTTTGGCAGCAAAAGCCTAACATCGTATAGCGCATCTCTTAGCGTACGGTACGGCTCAATTTTCTCCACAGATAAATAGTCCACCAAGAATTTTTGCTTCTTAAATATTTGTCGGCTGTCTACAGATTGGAATCCATCCATGGTTACCCATTTTATAGGCAAACCGTATTTATCTCTAAGGTCTATTATTAGCTGACGTACATCGGAGAACTCAATCTCTTCTCCGGGTGGAGGAACAACCCGCAAAACGAAATCAATGGCTATTACAGGCATCCAATCTTGATGCAGCACGTTAGTCTCAGGGTCACGACGATCTACACGCTTCCAGCCAGCCGTATGGCCTACAGATATACCACACGCATCCTTCGTAAGCCCTAAGTCAATATGACAAGCCCGTGGCTCATTGACATCTAAGCGTAGGCGATCAAGGACTGGTTTAGGTATGCCCAAGGACAAGTCTATTTCCTCTACGTTAAATGCATTAAAGTACCCCGCATTTTCAGCAGCGTTCATACATTGATATATGTAGTCACGTTTGGTAATAAATGGCGTGGTTGCCAATGAAGTAAGTCCAGCGAAATCACGAATGGAACCCTCAACATCTTTATCGAATTCATTGTAGAAATCCATGGGTACATCTATGACAGTAGCATCGTCAGGAACGTAGTCACCTTCCTCTATTATTTTGGAACGTAAATTCTCAGTACCGATAAGTACCTTGAACTCTTCCTCCAAAAATGTATCTCTCGGCTTTGCAGACCATTGCGAATGTGAGTAAACATATATGCCGGGGTCTTTACCACCGCACATCTCAGACTCTGCTGCTTTAGTCTCTGTAAAGTCATCAGGGAACCTAGACGATGACACAACGAATAGTATTCCCGGCAACTTACCTTTTTTGGTGAAACGGGATTTCCTACGTCTGGCTAGTGTATCATATAAGTTCTTAGCTTGGTCGAACTCACCTGAAGCATCGGCACTACCCGCTTTACTGTTTTCTATTTTCTGCATGAAGTTCATCTCATCCAGAATACCCCCGAGCACGTTCATAGAAATAACACCAGTGTTAGACGACGACACAGGCATAATATGCAGGTTCTGTTTACGGAAGATCATCTGGCTTTGCACTTTAGGGTCGTACTGGCATATCTCAGTGAAGTAAGGTGAGTTTCCTAGGTATGAACCGAATTCCTCAAATACAGCTTTCTTGGCTGTCTGGAAGCGCACCGACTGTATGGTAAATACTAGGGATGATTTTGACTGCACCCCGAATGTGGTTTGCGGGTCACGCATACAGGATATTTTATATATACTACGGGCAAGCATAATATTTGCTATGGTAGTATTATGTGTAGGTACCATAGCCTTGCCCGCTAAGTATAGCTTACTAGTGCTGTCCACTGATATGCACCTTACGGGGCGAGAAGGTACTTTGGTTACCGCTGTGATATACCTAGATAAGCGCATACGTGTAGACTTGTTGCTTGTAGGGCATAATCCCTGTTTCCTAGGTAGTTTAAATGCCTCCAGCCTGTCTCTGTGCGCCGTGAAGGTTATCCTATAGTAAGTACGTCCTTTAACCACCTTTGGGCTAATCTTAGGCTTTAAACTTAGAGACGTCGTAAGCTCTAAGAAATCCTCGGCTAACACTAACGACTTGGTAACAAACTCACAGCACTTATCCCGCTTAGACACCGTACCATCAGTGTCCATTAATCCCTGTAGCAGCTCTACCCTCTGGGCAACCGACGCGCGGAGATAATCGTTAGGTATGTATTTTCCCTTTTTCTGTAAACCAAAAGAAGTAAGAGCCTCGTTGAAACCTACACCATCGTGGGTACTGTATATATAATAGGTAGGACACCTACCCTCTTGCCGCACGGACGGATAGTCGCACTCTTGTATATCGTACCCCAATTCCTTTATTGTGTTGGCTATGGATATATCATCATCATGGCAGAAAAATTTAGCATCCTTAGACGACCCGTCACCCAGCCATGCTCCTAGGACATAAGGTGCTATAGGTAACCGCGTATGCGAGCACTCAATAGGTTCAGTTAGAGGTATAGAATGATTATGCTCCTTGCCACATTGTACAGTTCTAGATAACTCTAAGGTGTCTCTTACCTGACCTTCACGCCCACATCTACGGTCATTTTTGTCCTGCGTAAACCATAAATGCTCCTCGTCTGCTATTATATGGTTACCATCAGAAAATTCTACTTTATAACAATTACGGTCATAACGAACAGGATGTGCCTCGGTAACATTGCAGGGTATTCCTTTCTCGTCGAACACTATATCGCCTTTTTCAAGGTCCCCCATGGCCTTCCAGTTAGTAGGGGTGGGTATAGGAGTGTCTACGTCTAAGCTTTTTCCAGTACCAAGTGCGCCCTTCAGAACCGCTTCTGTGTAATTGTCGTGGTCTAGGTCGTGACAGGCATCTATAACGGACGGATATATGTAGCTCTCATCTAGATTCAGGTATGAGCGGTCGAAGAGGAATGTGTCTAAGTCCACAAGCTCCCGAGTATCGCTACACGCATCAAACAGGTATTCCATTTCCCCAGTTCGTGCAAACGTTTGCAAGGAGTCCGCCCACTGAGCTTGTAGCCGTGGGTCAGTTATGTCCTCTATTTCGTCGAGTATTTTTTGATACAGCACCCATGAATCGTCCGTCATAAAAGACGTTCGACGTTTATGTGGTGCTAACCTTCTCCTTAGTGTCATCCATTTTACTCGCAAATTGTTGTGTTAAGCTGAACAGCTTCTGTCTTTTAGTCTCATCTACCGTGATTCCACGAAGCCGTTCTCTTACCTCAATAGGTAAGTCTGCATTAAAGTTAGTGTCGCTACCTATACCGTGACCAGTACCGACACCTTTGCTTTTCATCATTAGATCAATTAGCTGCCCAGCCACCTGTAACTCTTTGTGGGTAGTCTGGAATAACTTACCAATGGTCTTCTCAGATTTGAAGTCGATGGCGATACGCTCCTTCTGTACGCGTAGGAGCCTGTTTAGCTCCACCTCAATATCCATATCAGGTCTATTAGCGTCCTGCACGAAATCTAGGCTAGTATCGTCCACACTGTCGATTATATAGGCATGTCTACGCCTAAAAGACTGTAGGCTAGCTATAAAGCTCTTCTCTGAGCCAGTAAGCCAACCGTTTACTGCAAACCAGCGTCCAACCTTAGTGGGTGTAGAGCCTTCCCTGAGGGCACCAATGATCGCTAGGTACCTTGGGTGCCCCTGAATCACTTTATCCTCTGAGCGAGCTTTATACTCAGCTTGCTTGTCCCTGCTAGCTGCCTTACCCACCTTGATAGTCCTATTACTGCGCTTTCTCAAACTCATTTCTTAATCCTACGCTTTCGTTTGCTAGATTTTTTAACAAAGTTCTCTATTAGCATTGTACGGAAAAACTCCCCAACTGCCAAGCCTTTTTCTGCACAATGTGATTCTATTGATTTTAATACGTTGTCCGTTTGCTTATCTACAGGGATATAATGATGATTTTTGCCACCGTAAGAGAACACCATAAAACCGTTATCCAGCTCACTTCCATGATCTTTGAATATGGTGTTTAGCACAGATGATAAATCGTCCACGGATTTAATATTCTCTTTGGCCTCCCCTAGCTTTTTCTTCTGCGCTGGTGTAACCGCTGCCTCAATGCTTTTGTATACCTTTTCGAATGCATCCTTTTTAGTGAAACCCATTTGAGTCTTAAGTATCTCCTTAGATAACCCCGACTTCTGAAGATCGTTGAATAGCTTTGTAAATTTCTCTGGGTTCATTTGACCGCCCAGCATATTACGTGCCACCAGTTCTATCTTACGCTTTTTGTCATCCCAGTCTAAATGTATAACAGCAGGTATATTATCGAAGCCTAAATATTTTGCTGCTTTATATCTATGCTCACCACTTACCATAACGTACTTACCTTTAACCTTAGGGTTAGGCATAATATGCACAGGTTCGTCAAAGCCATCAGTCTTAATCTTTTCTACCAGTTGGTCGAAGGTTTTATCGTCCTCTTGGTTCGGATTATCCTCGGACAGTGAGATACTAGTCATGGGAACATCGTAGATAGTAAGCATAGAGCTTACCTTTTCCTTTATCTTGAAATCAGGAGTACCCGCTGACTTACTTTTTAGTTTTTTTACTCTTAACATTCTTACGTCTCCTGATTGTAGTTTTAATTTTAGATTTATTTTCGAGAACATCCCGACGAGTGAAGATTTCTTCAGGGGTCTCACAAGTATCAACGTAACCAGCTAATCTCATGGCATGATGTATAGCACTTCGCGCATACGTAAATGTAGTACGCATAGCCAAGTTACCTATACTAACACCGTGAGTGCCTTCGTTTTTTAAATGGGCGCATACGTCCGCAAAAGAATAAGTTTTACCTTTTAGTTCCTTAACCAAACCCACCACACCTTTAGATGTTTTGAATCGGTCGATGTGGGTATGAGCCACGGTTTCTATTTCGTTACTTAAGCTGCTGATTGTATCAGGCGCATTATACTTCTCACGTATGATGTCCCTCCACGGCAAAATCATAGCCCGAGCTTCCGCTTTGTTTTCACGTATCCATGTGAGCATTGCTATAAGTTCATGTTTCTTTTTAGGGTTAACCACAAAAGGGTAATCCTTGAAAAAGGTTTGCTGGTAATCCGATATAGGAAGTATTCCCGGCACGCCCATGTATAAAGCCTCGAAGATGCCCGTAGGGTGATCTAGATGTGATAGTGGGCATATAAAGCAATGAAATTTACGAAGCATACGTAAGAAGTTCGCACGAGGGTTGTTCTCATGTATAATAAACTGCTTACCCACGTTGGCGAAGTCGAACCCAATGCTTTTAAGCTTCTTACGCATAGGCCCACTTAACGCACCTGACAAAGATATGGTTAATACCGCATCGGATAACCCACCCTTGAATAAATAATCGAACCAAGGTACGTATTCAATGTAACTTGGCCCGAATAAGCGACCCAGACATAGTACCTGAAAGCCGCTTTCCACCTCCCAGCGTTTTGCGTCGTATATCTTATCTAAATCGGCACACTCAATACCCGCAGGATATATTTTTGTTTTATCCATCCACTTCTGCACTTGTGTGCTGGCTATGTAGTCTTGCATCTCTACGACTACCTCGTCCCGATTATGCTCCGATAAGAACACTGTCAAATCTGACGATATATAACCTAGGCATTGTGATAGCCAGTATGATCTGCTGGTGTGCTGTCTCTTTCTTGTTTGCGGAAATTCCTCAAGCAGTACCACAGGTAAGCCATACCCCTTATCCGTGTACTCTTTATCCGTATCATGGAAGCGTGGTGGCTCCAGCGTACGCTTATACGTTAATGCTAGTGAGTTACGGCTGGTAATTAGTACATCTATGTGGTACGTCCCCGCAATCCTATTAAATAGGTTGAAGAAGTCATCAGTTACTAGTCCATCAATAACGAATTGGTCTTGTATGGACGATGTTCTGATAATACCCACGCTCGGGTGGTTTTCTATTTCATTGGGCACGTATTCTGCATCGGGCACACACCAGTAAACGTAGTGATTTCTACTTACTAACTCAGTCACCAAAGACACATACTTATGATACGTGGAGCTGCCCCCCAAATTAGCTATACTTACATATATTGGGTCAATTAATATTCTTAATCTAGGTGCGTATACAGTCATCGTGATTCCCCCGAAATTATTTTCCCTACATGCCTACGAGATACTTTGAACATAGAAGCAAGTTCACGGTGGAGATACCTACCCGTAGAGTACAGTTTTTTTATGGTACCTACCTGCGTATCAGATAATTTAGCGAAATGATGACGCTCTCCTTTTAGAGGTGCGCCCCGTTGCCTGCCTTTACGCACTTTATCTCGCATGTTGTCTGTGTGCGTGCCCGAATACAGGTGGTCTATCCTGCTGCAAGAAGGGTTATCACAAGTGTGCAAAATATTAATACCTTCGGGTATATCACCATGGTGCTGTGCCAACACCACCCTATGTACAAGATAGTTCTTTCGGGCAACCTGTATACGGCCATACCCATTAACCCTGTCCCCTTGCCACTCAAGGCATCCGGTGGCGGCTCTTTTCTGCTTTCTGACAATCCTAAGACGCGGAGCATAAACTTTAGGCATAATTATCTCACTGGTAAAACATGAACACGAATGTTATCCTTCATCGCGTGACCTATAGCCTTGATGTTGCCTAGGTTCATACCATCCCAGAAGATGATAAGTTCGTCGGACTCTTTCAAGATGTCGAGGTTACGGATTAAGAACGCGTCCTTTTTACCATGGAGTTTTATGTTAGGTAGTATAAGTTTGAATTCAATGTCAGACTGTTCGCCAGCCCAACGTTGTACCAGCTTCTCAGCACCTTTGCCACCACCGGATACAATACCAGTCATAGTAGGTTTAAAAGAGTTTAGTGCGGAATTAACACATTCAAAGTTGTCGAATACTTCACCATTAAAATCACGAAGTCCAATTATACCGTACTTCATATTATCCCCAAAAATAAAATTAACGTCGAGACGCTAACCTACTATCACGTAATCCGCGTCGATTGTCAAGGAGGATTTATGGCTTGCAGACATTTGCAAGGATAATGACTCGCTAGACTTGGGTACAGAGATTTTAACTCTTTTGGTAAGTACTGAGGTATATTGCTGAGCTGGACCCATTCCTTTGGGTACCTGCTCAAAGTTTAATACAGTGGTTTCTATATGGTACTGCCCCGATTCGCTAACACGAACCTGTATCTCCACGTCAAGAAGATCGCGCTCTACGCCAGACACATTCTCTTCGACCACGTATAAGCTAGCCACGTGTTTTCTAGTCGTAGGACAAAGTACCTTCGTATCGTCTACCAATAAACCTGCGCTTTTCATTTCTGCCACGCGTCCAGTGCATGTTGGTGTGCTTATACCAGTACCATCAGCCAACTGTCTTCTAGTTGAGCCGGGGTTTGCTTTCACATAATAAAATATTGAATAATACACTGAGCCAAGTTTGAGTAGTTTGTGCCTACCCTTATGCCCAGCGTGTGTTGTATTAGCTTTCTTCCGTTTCCGCATTGCCATCTTCGTCGCCCTCATCTGTAAAGTTTTCGTTAGGATTATTTATTATTGCTCTGTAAATCTCAGAATCAAGGTTGCGCTTCATCGCATCACCCATTAGCTGCATAGCCTGTGCCAAATCCGCCAAACTCGCATTCCCCGCACTAAAATCGTGGGCGTGCACCTCCGCTACATTATTAGTCGTTATAACAACCTCATCGTGTACCTGCCGTGGGCTACCGTGCAACGCTACGGGGAAGCTTTCACCACCGTTTCTGTGCACCATAACCGTGGAGTCCTCATTGCCGTAATCAACACCCACATACGGACTCGGTTGGTTAAGTAGGTCAAGGCCATTAAAACTGGGCATGTGCATACCGAAATTCTCTAATATGCGAGGCCATACACTAGGTAAGAGAGGCTGTTTCTTATCATTGAAGTCCGCTATAGCCTCCTTAGCCGCTGCGTCAAGCCCCGGCTTTTTCGGAGCGATAGCCGTAGGGGTAGCTACCCCTTTTAGTTTTCTCTTCTTATGATAATAGCCATCTTCAGGCATTTTTAAGCTCCGTTGTGTGTACGTATATTACCCCGTAATAAAAGGTTCCGCAAGTAGAGTCGCTTCTTCTGTCAGTTCGGCAATAGAGCCATCGTTAAGTAGCTCCAGTTCCATAGTAGGGTCAGGGTGTCTCACAGGGTACCTGCTGTCTAGCTCGAAATCCGTACCCGATCTAGACATGTTAATCAACAATACGTTTTTCTCACCGAAGGCTTTTATAAGAACGTCAATCTCTTCTTGGAAACCAATCCCCGGCATAAAATAAACAGCATCATACTGCTTACGCACTTTCCTAGATTCGATGTTCCTGTTTATCTTAGTAACCATAAGTTTGGCGTAAACATCTCGGCCATGTAGAGGCTTCATATAGTTCTCCGCATGATTTATATACGCCTGTCTAGGTGTCAACCCAAGAAAGTCAGGGTGAGGAACGTCTTTGCACAGCTCGTACGCCTTGATGTTCTTCTTAGGGACATCGTAGGCATAGTGTGTAGCTATTTTTAACACGTCCGACATAACGAACATGAAGCTAAGAACGCCCTTCTGTGTGTACACTGGATAAAGTATTTCAGCTAAAGTATCCTTGCCTGAGCTAGGAGCACCTGCTATTAATACTAGTTTCGTATTCATGGGTTTTCTAGACATAACTATATTTTCTCATTTTCGAATTTATACTCGGGAACGTATGTACCGTACGCGGTGGCGCACTCTGGATATATTAGGGTGTTTTTACGAATTCCATTTGTTACCTGTTATATTATATATGTTAAGAGAAACTTTATCATCGGTAGTAATATCCACACTCCAGAAAATCTCCACCGAATACTTCACTTCGGCTTCACCGATAATCTGTGCACCTATTGAGCGCATTAGACTGTGGCTAGTAGATTCTTTGGTTTGTAGAGTCATTAAAGGCGTGAGTAATTTTATACCACGCTCTTTCTCTAATGTTTGGGGGCTGTCTCGTTGGAGGTTGTATAGTTCTAGGCAACGGTGACATACTTTATCGCTGATCTGTTGGTCATTTAGCATGTTAATCCCTGCTTCATATTTAAAATTAATGTCGTATACTATATACAGTGTCTTTATGCGGTGCGATGGGGTTAGCCATCTGCTCTAACTTGGCGTATTGCTTGTCGGAGACGTTTAGCTGCTTGCCGTAAACTTCTCTTCGTTTAACCACGTCCTTAAAGAATTTCATTTCCCATTCGTTAAGGTCGCCAATAGCCTCTCGTTCGCCTATGGCGGTTAGTAGGCTGTCAATCTCTTGTAGTTCACATTCATCCATAATTGTTCCCCTCTAAGAAGTAACCCCCGCTCGGAAGCGAGGGCACCCACACTACCGGAGCTTAAACCTGTAGCTGTATAAAGATTATAGCAGGTAGTTTGTTAGTACGCAAGCTGTTTTAGAACTTCATCAGGCTCGGTAACGAAATCTGTCTAACCTATAAGCCATCTTCTCAAAATAATCGTGCTTCCACGTGTCTATATTTTTCTCGTCGTGAGCCATGTCGAGCAAGCTAGTTTGTAGTTTGAATACCCATTCTCGCCGTATACTTTTATACTTCCTCCAGCGGAACCTATCAAGCTGCTTCTCTGTCCAGTATAATAAAATACGAGGTAAACTACCTATGGGTATTTTTGTAATTAGGACTTTACGCACTCTAAGCTGTAAGCGTACCACCCATAGTCTTATCTCTCTTTCCATTTATACATCCTCCTGCTCTGTAGCTATATTTAAAATCTCGTCGTAAGGTATAGGTTTTAGGTCGGGTAGATTATCTATGCATATATTAATATACCTTTTACCCATTCTGTCAAACTTCTTATTATGCATATGTCCGTGGATATTACCCCAAAATCTTTCGTTCATTTGGCAAGGGTGTACGGGAACGTGCGTAAGCAGGAAGTTTTGAAATTGATAAGCCCCATACACTTTAGTGAAATACTTTAGGTAGGTCTCCATGCTATGCATATCGTGGTTACCCATTATAAGCTTCTTTATACCGTTCATACGCCCGACAAGCTCTATATGTCTAGCCCCTATGGCTACGTCACCACCGAACCACACAATGTCCTGTTTTCCAACAACCGAATTGTGACGATCAATAATGACCTCGTTCATTTCATCTACGCAGGAAAACGGACGAACCTTGGATTCGTATTTAAGTATCCCCTTGTGGCCTAGGTGATGGTCTGCTCCGAAAAATATCTCACTCATTTGTTTTACCCTCTTCTATTTCCTCTAGTTCATATGCGACCGTCATCGGGTCTAAGTCAACATGTACGAATTCTACCATCCTTAGTCTCTGGGCTATTTGCCCCATGGGGAAGTCGTCCTTATTCTTTTCCCAGAACCCTCTGCAACAACAGTCCTTGGAATGGTGGCAAATCCTATGCCCTTTAAATCCTATATACTCGTCCCGAACAGCTTCTTCCAAAACCTCTACGTCCAGCGGGGAATCCGATCTGTAGATACAGCTAGTGCACATTTTCTTTTGTACTTTAAACACTAATCAATCCCTGTATATCGTACATTGCACATAATCGGGTACCATCATATTCAACCTTGGTATACCCCCGACTCGCAAGCATATCCGTCAACAAGGGGTTTACTATAGACTCTACGTAAATGCCCCGATTATGTTTAGCTGCGAACACTTCAATCATATCGAAGAACTTACCTGCTACGCCCTTACGCCTTTCCGAAAAAAGTACCTCTATACGGGCAATGTCGATAAAAGGTTTAGACACCCCGAATATAGCCCTATCGGCTAATCTTGTGTAAACCTCTATCAGATCATTCTTCAGGTAGGTATGTAGAACCTTACCCTCCATAAACTCACCGTACTGACGTTCCATGTCTAATATATCTCGGTCGTGTGAGGCTAAGGTTTCCATTTCCACCCTGCTCTTTTATGCGACAAAAATTTACTGAAATCCTGCCAATCGCTCAAATCACCTACCGTCCAATCTCGTATAAGAGCCAGTGCATCTGAACTATCCTCTAGGGTTAGTACATATTCTACGAGCTGAAGAGGTGTTCCTAGTTTGTCCTCGAAAGTTTTATCCTCCTTAAACTTTTCAAGAAATTCCGACCGAGGGCGGGTGTAAGGAATGTCTTGGGGTCCTTGGTTAACTCCCGCGTAAGTTATAAGAACGTCCCCAGTGGCTTCGTTTGCACTAATACCCTTTACTATGTATTCACCACCCTTATAATGGATGTACTTTAGTCCTACTGTAACCATCGTGTATTCCTCCGTTGCAAACGTTTGCAGTTAATCAGTTAATTCATAGCACCGTTGGCTAATGTTATACGTTAACACCCCCGGATTCTTTTTTATATATCCCTGTAAATCTCTACTAGCCTGAGGCAAAGATATTCTGAATTTTTCGACCAAATCTTTACGATTGATTTTCTTATCCTTCAGAGTTTTCTCCTCTATAAAGTTATGTCTCTGCTCCTCAGCCCAGCTCATTTCCTTGCCTACCATAAATCCTCACTAAACATTGTCTCAGGTTGATAATTCAATTCTTTTATTTGTCCAGCAGCTATGGCTATCCGACCACCCTCTGTTCTCCCGACGAATCTGCCTCGGTTAGTTATGAACCCCTGCTCACCCACCTTGCGCTTAATATTCATCCCAACCATGGCATGTATGACATGACCATGCCTATTCGGGCGAGCAAGAGCGAGGAAGCCACCGTCCATATACTTTATGGCAACACCGTCGATATATTCCTTCTCAGGCTCAGGTGCACCTCCGATGCCATCCTCATACCCTGATTCCTCTTCCGCCAGTTTTTCAAACCATGCGTTTGGTACTGTAAGTCTCATTTTATTCTTCCTTCAAAAAATGTTTACCCATTAAAGCTCGGCAATAATAAGGTTTGTGATCTTGTAAGCATAGCTTGGTATCTGCTATGTGTACAAGGTTTTGTTTTTTCTCTTCCTTGTCCGCAGCCCACCCTATAATAAATATAAACCCTATAATACCCCCGATCATTCCTAGGTACTTGGCAATATCCCACGCTTCTTTTAACTGTCGTCTAAACTCATACTTATTAAATTTATATTTTGCCATTAGATTTAACCTCATCAAGCTCTGTTATAAATTTATCGGCTAGACCATTATCAATAATCTCCTGACCGTATAGGAAATAACAATCGTCGTGAATAACTTTCTCTAAATCTTTTATCTTAGCATATTTCTTGTACAGTCTGCGAACAAAGTCGAAGTGACGTTGGATACGCTCCTGCATCCTTACCGCTTCATTATCATTAATCACTGTACCCGAGCCAGTAGACCCCAAATGGCATAGATGCTCTGCGAAATCACTTATGTACCTATGTCCGGGCGTTCCCGCGCAAGCAAGCATGGAGCCACAACTATATGCAGCAGCCATAACGTAGGTTTCAATAATAATACCATGAGATTTAGCAATATCGAATAACCCCAATAAATCCTGTAGGAATCTAACGTACCCGCCATCGCTATTTATGTAGAATTTAATAACGGGTTTCTTTAGAAGTTTCTTAGCTTCGATTTCTTTTATAAGCTGAGGGATTATCTCCGTGGATATTGTCGCATCAAAGCACCCATGAATATAAAAGTTCTCGCTAAAGAAATTCATACTCTTATTAATATTAGGTATTACCTCGTAGTCCTTTAACTTGCTTGATTTGTTTCGCATTTCTTGTCCTCTATTCTAAGTTGGCTAAAATTCTCACGTTCTTTCATCTGCTTTATGGCTTTCAAATCCCATATACACCCAGACGCACAGTCCCACCCGTAATACCACATTACTTTAGGGTCCATACGGCTACCCCATTGGTAGGGTGTTATTATTATTCCTTGGTAATCCTTAGCCACCTGCTCCCAGTCCAAACACGTCCTAATCATCCACTGTTTATCAGGGGCTACTACTGGTTGGTAGTATTTACCAAATTTTAGTATATCCTCTTCGCTTTTAAGATACGTAATATTTGCGTCGTCCGCTAGTTCAATGTGGTAGGCTGTTTTATCTTTTATATTACCGAACTGCTCTGCTTGGCACCACTCCATCCAGCCGTAGTCCTCTTCGTCCGAAACCCACAAGCCCTTAGGCTTCATTTCGTGTTCACTAGGTTGCGTATACGACTCTGGTATAAATTCCAGACTATCTGTAAAATGTACTAACTCCATTATATACGCTTCCTTTTATTTAATTTAGCGTCTCTTCTACGTTCGTGCCGATTAACTGGAATATATTTACTACTTGGTCGTTCCTTATGTGTCCACGCTAGGCATCTACCCATGCTGTGTGTTGTCCAGCATATGCACTCTGGCTCAGAGGTCGTTGTTGAATGCATTAGCTACCTCCACCAACCTAAGGTTAGACATCGTAGGTTCCCGAAAATAAATTAAGATCGGTCTTGTATAGTTTAGCTAATTTTACCATGACCCCGAATTTAGGGTCTAGTGTTCTTCCAGTTTCTATGTGAAATAATGTAACATCGTTCACACCAGTCTTTTCCGTAACTTCTTTCCTAGTATACCCTCTGGATTTTCTATGCGATTTTAGTAACTCACCCAGTGTTAGTTTCTTCGCTTTGGGCTTTTTACGTTTTCTTACCATGCTTTGCTTCCGCTAGTATATTTTTGATAACGTTAGTATAATATATAAGCACGGGTAAGGCAAGAGTATATGGCACTACTTACCCCACCTTTTAGCTACATACTCGGCCATGGCTTCACTATTATAGTCACCTACACGCCCTTTGATGGCAGAATAGCCCTCTGGGGGCTGCTCATCAACCGATTTAAGCTCATTGCATACCTTGGTAGCCAAAGCACGGTCTTGGTAGCAGTAGCGAGCATCCCAGCCACTCTGGTCTATCTTAACCATAACGGCTCTGGTAGTGAAGTAATCGAAAGTGCATACACACCCTCCGTCTACCACCCGAACGTTCTCGTAACCTTCGCTCTCTAGAAAAACCTTAAGCTTCTCATCATGTTCCTGTTCAGCCGACTTACTAGCAGCTTGCATTGCTTCTTTCATATCATACCATTTTAGTTGTTAAATATTTTAAATGACTTACCATCTTAGAATTGTGTTCTCCACGACGCAAATCACCCCGCGAAGCAATAGTATCGTGTATCCCCTGCTCTATAAGGTCTCGAAGATTTACACTTCGTAGCCTACCCGGGTCATGCCTATTCTGCGGACTAGTCATATCAGATATGTCCACAAATATTACACCTCTCTCCTTGACACGACCTGCGATTATATATCCATCCAAAGGTGACTCCTCAATACCTCTATCTACATTAAACACACGGGGTGACCTCGTATCGGGGGTAGCGTAAGCCAGAAAGATACTAAGGTCGTGTACTAAGAATCCCATACCCTGAGTGTCTAACCAGTTTCGCACTCGTTTCTCAGATTGCCCTGCGAATATACCCAAAGATAAAAAAGTAGTACTATCTGCGAACAAGTTGTTTGCCGTAGGTTCGTGCTTAGGCTTATTATAGTTCTTATGTATAGGTAAGCGTCTAACCATTACTGATCCTTGTACCATTTAACTAGTTTTTTACCGAGTTCCCAGCCTATTGAAACAACCACGGTTCCTATAAGCAGTAACCAGAAGGTTTTTACAATCCAATAGAGGAGTGTTATAAATAAAAACAGGCCAACGATACACGCGACTATTACCCCACAAATTTCTAGAAAATCTTTCATAATTACTCCTTTATACTTTCCATATCAACTTTAACAACCGACTCTTTAACATCGACCTTGAGATTATACCCTTTATACTTGATATAGTTCCCATGGACTTTATCGAATAACACCACGCGCCTTATTACCTTACCAAACATATTATGGTTAAAACCGTAAACACGGAAGTCCATATATAGAGGTCTCTCTTTGGTTTTTTTCTTTTTCATTATACACCTTGCCCGAAGCACGCACTCTCTATCTGCTCTAACCTGCTGTTATGATCGTGGGCTACCTTATCCAGAGTATCCAAGTTCAGCTTTATTCTATAGTCATGGCTCTCGTCCATAGTTATGGTATACTCATATAGTGCTCTGACAAGCTCTTTCTGTGAATTGACAGTCAGGGACAACATAACTAGACCCCCGATTATTAAATAACGCCAAGCTGCGTCTGTGCCTAGCCACTTCCATATTAGTATTAATACTTTGCGAGTGCGTACACCTACCGCGTAACTATATTCTACTGATTTCTTTTTCATACTATACCTAATTCATTTTGTTCTTAGGAGGCTTGGTACATGGTGTACTGGACAGCCCTTGCTCCGCTTTTAATAAGGTTATTTCCAACCTTAATAAATTTATCTCATTCGATAATAACACCATCACATTCCTAGTGAAAGTAGAGTTGGTCTTACACGCATCCGCTAACGCTGCATTTAACTTAGCTTGGGGTTCTGGTTCATACGCTTTATACAAAGCCTTCATACCCCTGCTAGTAAAGTGCTGACCTATCATTAAAACGAGTATGCAGACAAACGCCAGAATAATCGTTAGTGGTTCCGTTGCAAACGTTTGCAGAGCATTAACCATGAGGGAAATCCTCTTTAGCGAAGGCATCGGCTTTAATTTTTTGTACTCTTCTCTTTTTCTTCTTAAAAGTAACTGTTGATCTGTCGAAATCCTCGGCTAACTCTTTTTCCGTGTCCTCCTCCTCCTCAACGTCCAGTTCTTCCTCGTCGTCGTCTTCGTCCTCTATAACGCTAGGCACAAATAAATTCGAGTCAGCGTGCCATAGCACATCGTCCTCTATAATACTGCTTAATATGTCTTCCCTAGCACATTCGTATAGTAAACGAGCGTCTTCGGCAGCTTTTGCGTCTACCATTACGTCCGCGTCCAGCAAGTGCAGGTTCTCCCTAACTTTATTGGCATGGTCGCGATTCTTCTTATAATTAGCGTTCGCATTTGCATAAGTCGTTGCAGTACTTCGTAAAGTCGCTATTAGAGGGGCTTTTTTGTTCTTATCCGGCATAATTAGTCCTTCATTAGGTGGGTTAAACATCATTAAATCTTATTACCAAGCAATTACTACCCAGCATAGGGAAACGTACATCCATATGATAGTAAGTATCCATGTATACCAGAATTGCTTCTTGAACTTACTCCGCCAATCCGCGTGCATTATTTCATCTAGGTAAGTGAATGATACTAATAAGAAGGTAAGTATAGCTATGATTAGCATCTTCATTTCGATCATTTTAAGCCCCGTAGTTTAATATTTTGGTTATGTTAGTTTTGATAACGCTGATTATATTGCTAACGGTCGTATAGTGCAAGCAATAAGTTAACTACTTCTTTATTTTTATTTTTCGGGTCTTGTTATTAGTAGGTTTAGTATACCTAGACTCTTGGTAATCTTTCTTGTATACCTCAAATTTCTCTGTGGCAGCTTCTTCAAAACCCTCTTTAAGCTCCTTTAACTCCAAACGAGTATCGTGCAACGCCATATCTAAATTAGTGATAAGTTCCTCTTGCCTATGGTAGGCGTGTTGAAGGTCGTGACCATCAGTGAATATTAATAACAGTGCGTCTAGGTGACTGACTTCTTTTCCGTCTCTCCCGTACCTCTTCACTACTTCCTGTAGATTTACTACGTCTCTCACTGTCAGGTGTTTACTATTACGTCTGTCTGCATCCACCGTACCCCCGAACACATTGCACTTACAGCACGCAATAAAACTGGTAGTCCTTACGGGCTGCATGGAGAGGTGGTCTAAATGCATTGTACCTGCGCCAGCCATACTCATATTTCTATCCGCCACCATTACCCGCCTCATAATACCGTCACATACGTATTTACCTCGTAAACAGGCTTGTCCTTCATGCATTTTAATATCCCCTTACAGCCAGAACATCTTTAAAAGTTTTTCAGTGCGTATGGCGCACAAGTGTAGTATAAGCGCACGCTTCTCTTCTTTGGTTACGTCATGCGTGGCAAAGAATTTAAAAATACTCATGCTAAGAACTCATCAATCGTAACTGTAGGTAAATCAGCATCAATGGACTCTCCCGTTAGGGTCTCGGACTTACCTTCCACCACCGTGTGTTTTTTTACAAAAGTCAAACGTTGCTTTCCTACAGATAACCCCGCATTACTCGTACACAAATGGAGGCAACCAGCCTTCTGTATTTTAGCCACTGCTTCGGATACAGTCATCTTGTTAGTATCAATAACTATTTCGTGCATCATGGCTTAGGTACTCCTTTAAGATAATTACCTGCGTCGTTTTCTACCTCTTCGGCAGCACGCCTAATTTTAATTATTGCTAAGTCTAGCTCATCCTGATCGGTGATGGCATCCATTGCCCTATATAAAGGTATGCGTGCCTCTTTGACAATCTTGACGTATTTCTCTAGCTCAATAATATATTTGTCGTATGCTTTGGATAATTTACTCATAAGGTTTTCGCTTTCGTATAATATTTACGAGGCTTACCTATAGGTGAAGATAGGTAGGTAAATTTCTTGGGTATTACTCCCGCCTCAGCGACGATTTCTTTGGCACGCTCTTCCGTGAAGACAACACCCTCCACAGCATACCCAAATGTAGCTGAGCAATTTTTACATTCTGTTGATTCGTCCTGAGCCATGCTTATTCTCCGATAGAAGAGGCCAGCCGGAATTCCGACCGACCCCTATTAGTAAGTAATATTATTTAGCCTTAGGTTTTCTTTTCTTCATACCTTTAGGCTTATCGTCCGTCTTAGCAGATTCAGTAGACTTTTCGTCAACAGGGGTGCCCTCACCATGCTTTTCCTCATAAGTCTCGGAACCCTCAATACCTTTCATTATCTCATCGGCATCACCAGTAACAGTAATATCACCTGTTACCGCTATACTGTTTTCCTCTTCGTCAGACTCAATATCAAAGTCATCAGAGGATACGTCCACTTCGTCTTCCACTAGAGGGGCAACCATTATAGTCAGGCTACCAGCGTCAAACGCTTCAAGGTAATTAAGTACCGCATCGTTAGCAGTTTTGCCTTTCAAAGGGTTAACATTACCTATACCGAAATACCAGTCACCTTCGAAGCGTGTAAGCTGTACAGTGCCACCAGCTTCTGCTGTTTCTAGGGCACGTGAAAATAACGCAGAGTTAACGTCGGTTGCGCTCTCTCTCAAACGTTGGATGGTAGGTTGTTTTAAGAATTCTTTCATAATAGTGGTATCCTTATTAGGGTTAATGGCGCGTAGCGCGTCCGTGATTATTATAATAGATTTTTAGTGGTTAGCAAGTTATTTATGTTTCCTGTTTATTACCTAGCTTAATAGTACGTTTCTTACGCCCACGATGGATAAGTGATTTCTTACTCTCCGCAAGTTCTTTCTTATATACCTCAAATAGTACCTGCGCCTTTTTTTGTACACTGATTTTCACAGCTATGTTATCTCGTACAGAATCCGAGTTATGGTATTGCAAGGCTTCGGCGAAGACTCTATTATCGGATTTATCCCCGTTGTCAAACTTAGGGTGGTTTAGCATACGTACCCAAACCTCCGCTATGCGATCAATTAAACTATCTTCTATATCAGTAGGCATTTTAAGCTCCTTGGTTTAAGTTAATATACGATAAGCAATTATGTCGGAAGTATCACCTTTATAGTAATGCTCCCACGACCATGTAAAGGCTGTTCCGTGCCTACTGACAGCTCCGCCACGCATATATACGCATACCTTAGTGTCAGCAGGTACAGGGCACTCCCCTCCTCCCCATGGAATAATAGAAAATATTATAGGACTCCATATGTCGAACGTATTCTCCAGCGTAATACGTGACCCTCCTTGTACGTCCGCCCCAGTTTTTTTATTCAAGTAAATACGTAAGTCCCTACCCGATATGCCAGATAGAAATTCTTTGTCCTGTGGGAATAATTTAAGTACGGTAGGTTTTATTTCCCACCACGCATCCCTAAATAAAGTAGGAAGACCAGACATTCTAAACTCCCCTTTTAGCCATTATCTTTGCTGCTTTTTCTAAGGCTTCTCTCGCAGAATATATAATCTACAAGCATACCGTAGAACGCCCCTAGAGCGAACCCGTAGTACACACGTAGATAAGGGTCGGACTCAAAGTATAGGACACCATTGAGCATAAGTATTATACCCACGCCTATCATAATTGGTCGTATAACCCATTTCCATATAAACCGTGCAAACGTTTGCAAGCGCATTCGTAATGGCTTCTTAGCGAAAGAACGTATACCGCAATCATTTCCGCACCCACTAACGGCCCCTTCGCATAAGCAATGTCGTTCAGCACGCGCCATTCGTCCGACGTTAGGTGAGACGGATTCGCTAGCGGTCCATCCCCGCGTATTTTCGCATCAGCAACCGCACCGTCGATAAAGTGCTGCAAAGAGAGGTCGTTATTTTTTTCCGGCATTATTTAGCTCCGTTTAAGATTATTAATAAGAGGAGTATAATAGAAAAGATGACCGTACGCAAGCAGATAATAGATTACTATTTCGCACCTATCAATAGAGACAGCAGGTAGGCAAGGCTTCTGTAGGAGAACGCGCGATATTTTTTATAATAGATTTTTAGCTATTATTAGTTTTAGGCCCCGCCTTGAGAATGTTACACACGTGTATCGTGATTCCGATGTACCTCGTCGGTGCTGCTTACCCCAAGACATAAAATGTGAGATACTTATCGCTAGAAATATCCCACGCAAATTTTTATTGCATGTACCCCGTGGTCGGAATTCAGCTAACGAGAAAAACATCTATTTCCCCAGAATTTCCCCGAATTATTTTTTTTCCAGAATTTTTGTAAATTTTACGACGACATGGGAGAGGGGAGGGGGTCGTGTACGTGTTCCCCGTTTTGGAGGATGAAAAAAGTTGGCACGATAAAAAAGATATGCGAGGGAGAAAGTTTATAGCTCGCTCCCCCGTATTGTAGGTGTGTGTTATGCAATAATGTTTTTGATTGCTTTAGGTGTTAGTTG